TTAATAACCATCCGATCCCACTGCGTGGGGCATGGATGGGGCAAACTCACTTAATTTCTGGTTGAGAATGAGTACCTGGTCCTGGTTATTTTCAGCCATCCAGGATCCGTACACCCGGTAAACCATTTGCGCGTCGGTGTGGCCCATTTGCTTCGCGATGAAGTTTGGGTTGGCTCCGGCAGCTAACGACCAGCATGCATACGTATGTCGGGACTGGTATGCTCTGCGATAGCGAATCCCGGCGCGTCGCATTGCCGCTTCCCACGACTGGTTAATCGACCCCACTGCGTAATGATGCCCGGCACGGCCATTACGTGATGCGATCTGAGGGTTGAACACGAACGTGCAAGGATGCACATCAGTACGGCCATACTCGCGCAGTTTCACTTCAACCTGATACTGCTTACCCAGGCGCGTTAATTCCGCCTGGCTCTTCAGCACGTCGATCGCCGGCTGAATGAGGTTGATGATGCGGTCCGTTCCGGCCTCCGTTTTTGGAAGGGTGAACTCCTTCGTTAACGTGTGGTTCCGGCGGATCATCATCGTACCCGCTTTCAGGTCGATATCTTCCCAGGCCAGCGACACAAGCTCTCCGTGGCGCACGCCGGTGTACACGGCCAGCGACCACATGTTTTTCAGCTGCTGGTGGGCGCAGGCATTAATCATCCTGACGAACTCCTCACGCGTCAGCGGGTCTGGCTCGCATCGAGAACGCTTAAGCATGGCGATCCCGGTAAACGGATTCACCCGGACATACCCGCTGTCGGCGGCAAACTTAAACATCCCGCCCATGATCTTCATGTAGTTGTTGACCGTTCTGACAGAGCGGCCTTTAACCGGCGTTTTCTGTCCTGCCTTCAGGGTGTGATAACCGGTCAGCAATTCCTTTCTTATAAACAGCAGGTCTTCTTGCGTCACCGCAGATACCAGCCTGTCACCGCCGATCCTTGGCACCATGTTGCGTGCTATAGATGCATAGCGTGACATCGCATTGGTGCTGATCTCCATACGCTTCAGCTCAAGCCACTTGTTCGCCAGCTCCAGCACGGTGATTTCCTTGCTCTCCACCCCAAACCTTTTCAGGTTCGGCGAGTCAGGGAATTGCGCTGCATAGTTGAAGTTGCCTGTCTTTATCGAAAAGCACACCGACGCGCGCAGCTCACCAGCGACCTTTCTGTTTTTTGGTGTATCCGGCACGCCGAGGCTTTCACGCACCCGGCTGCCTTTATATAGGAACCATATGCGGAGTGTCCCGCCGTGGTTCTCTACGCCTGTTGGGTATGCTGACTTAGCCATTATTCCCTCCTGACGTCCAAGAGCCCGCTAAGCATAAACGGATCCTCATTGGCGCGCACCTGGCTGTTTCTTTTTGAGACTTTCAACCCACTGGTCGATGGCTTTGTGGTTATACAAGCACTCGCTGTTTTCCTTTGGGATGCTGTCAGGCGACATATGGACGTATTCCCTGCCGCAGAGCCAACTTTTTTTACGGGCCCGCGCTATCGTTCCCGGGCGGAGCCCTGTCATCTTCACAAGCAGGTCTTCTGTCACCCAATCGCTGGGCACGATTTGAATAACTTCGCTCATGATCGCTCCTATGACATCGATTTATAAAACTGCGGCTGGTCTGGCGTGGCCGCGCGTAATTCGTTTTCGGCGTGCACTGAATAATTGCCGTCATCCCAACGCACCCAGGCTTTCGGATGATCTCCTTCCGGCTCCAGTTGGCTATCCACCACGCCATGGATACCGCCGGTCTTTTTCTGGACTAATGCGCCCACATTAAAAGCAGCCATTGCACACCTTCCGGTTCGTGAAGAAATGAGATGAGAGCGCCCAGCGCCATAAGTGCGGCGATGAGCCAGGTCATGGGATTTGATTGCATGGTGAACTCCCAAAAAGAATGCCCTCACTGTGGAGGGCAAAAGGGATGACGTGGCAGTGCATTCGCACCCAATAGCCAGCTCATAACTGGCTATCAGTTGCGTCAATCGTCTTCATCTTCGTCCCAGTCCTCGTCGTAATATGGCGAGGCGAGAAGTGGGTTGGTTGCTGAGAGAATCTCTCCGGCGGCGCCCTGCCGCTGAAGTCGACGAAGCGCTTCGTATAGCTCAAAGGCCTCGGTTCGCTCGTCACCTATATCGAGGGCGCATGCAACCTTGTGCGCCTCGGTGACTAGGGTTGATAGCTGGTTTCGGATGTCCTGAATGGTGCTCATAGTTCTCCTCATGCCGCACGCTGGGCGCGCAGCGATTTAATATGCTCGCTTGTCTCCAGTTCGGCGCGTATCTGTGCAGCCTCCCGGTGATCGAGGTGCTCAAAATCATTGTTGAATCGTTCGATTGAAGCGGTGTTGATCCGACCCTGTCGCCAGTAGCGGACTATCTGAGATGTGCAGCTGTGGATGATTACAGGCCAACCGTGCTGGTCAGCGTAAATCTGACCCCGCTGAATGAGTGCAAACATTAGGCACCTCGCTGCTTCTTCCTCAATTCGATAACACCCTGGCACTCCGCGCACGTCTGGCAGCCGGGAACGGCAGCGCGCCGCAGCGCCGGGATATCCTCGCCGCACTCGGCACAATACTCAGCTGATACGGCGTTGCGGTTTACTCGGTGAGCGGAAAGGGCTGCGTTACGCTGAAGCTCTTCAATCTCTGCTGCGGTATCGATAATGTCCATGGTCAATGCTCTCTGAACTGTCGGTTAATTCGGTTGAAGGTGAACGCCAGCAATGAAAAAGGCCGACTAAGCGACCTGGTGATTAGTGCCTTCATGCTGCACCGCCTTCATTCTTCTCGGCTTCGACCGCCATCCGCTCAAGCCGTCGCGATAAATCGGCAGCCAGCGTCTGGAATTCTTCTTCGGTCGCCACCGGGATCGGCACAAAGCGAATCCCGATATGCGCCAGGTGGTTGGCTATTTCGAGGCTTTTTCTCAAATCAACGGGTGAGGCTCTGTTCATTCAGCACCGCCATTTTTTTCGGCTAGCACCAGTCTTCCTTCGCATAGAGCACGTATGATTTCCTGATACTCCCAGCCGAAGTACATACTCTCGACGTAGACCCGTAGAGGAGGATAATCATGCTGTTTGCGGCGAATGAAAGCCTCCGCTGCTTCACGGGTAAAATGAGCGTTGATGTTCTGCCACTCTTTGCGTGTACCGCAGACAGTGTGGCCGTCAAGGTCAGCCAGTACTTCCCACTGAGCGTCTTCATCGAGATCGGTAAAGTCAGTGTTGCACTGGTCAATGCAGAAGGCGTTTAACTCTTCCTGCTGCTGTTCATCGAGATCGTCCCAATACTCTTGCGGGCTTTCCCATTCGCATTCGTCGAAATGGACTATCTTCGATTCTCCGTACTCTTCTGCCAGGCCATAAATGGTTGCCTGCTTCTGAACCATGAAAATGGGATCGGCGGTGGCGTGACGATTAACACCATCGCCGCAATGGTGATATCTCAAGCGCTCAATGAAATCTGAGAATGTTTCCGGAGTTAATTTCGCTCCGTCTGCTATCGAATTGCTCATGAATCCACTCCGAAGCGGCGATTAAGCCGCCCTGTGTATACGACGAACTCCAGGAGGCTAACTCCCAGGGCTTCAATTTTCTTGTGATGCTTGTTGATGATGGGAGGCACCGTTTCGTTCCAGTTAGGCTTTGGCTTCTTGCGCATGGCTTGCTGGATTTCCTCGGTGCATCGGCGGCACGCGGCGCGGATGGCGTTGTCTGTTTCTGGCGTCATGCGGCCTCCGTTTTCACGACGTCGATGGCGCAGCCGGGTAGCAATTCAACCGCGGCGGTGGCGCACTGATTTCCCCAATGATCCCAGCCCGGCGCCGCGCTGCGGCTGAATAACTCAATGCGTGGCACATCACCGTAAAGCAGTTCCAGACGGTGGCGCACTTCCCACGGCTTTTCGCTGTGCGCGCCGAGCGGGCTGTAGACCACCTGCTTAATCCCGGCGTGCTTGCGTTCAAGCCCGGCGCCGCGGGTGGCAATCAACAGGTCTTCGGTATTAGCCCTGGTGTGGTTGCCGCCGTTCATGCGCGTCTCCGCGTTAAGCAGATCGAGGAAGTCGTAAAAGTCGGTGACGTCACCCTTTGCCAATGCCTTGTTGATGCGCAACTCGGCGTTCTGATTCAGCTTCACCCAGGTAAATCCCTTCATCGTGCGAACGGTAAAGCCCCAGGCCTCGGCCAGTTCTATAGCCTCCTGGTTATGCGTGCCGGTGTACCGCATCGCCAGCACCGCGTCATCGGCGGCAAGTTCCCACACTGGCAGGCGCTTAATGTCGATTAACTTCATGGTGGAGTAGTGGTCGGCAGCGGCCCCGTTGCTGATGGTATTGCCGTAAGACCATGGTGGATCGACATACAGAAGTGAGTATTTCGCTGTCATGCCGCCTCCTGCCTTTCCCGATATTCCTCAGCGAGCCGCTGCGCCTTTAATGGATTGCTGACCACTTCACCCCATGGCATTAGCCAGCCATTACCAATGAAGGGAAGGCGAAGTGTGCCAACCCTGATGTCGTCGTGAGCGTGAGTCATAGCGATGCCTTTAGAAGGGGATGTCATCGTCGAACTGAGGGTGTTGATTGCTTTGCGATACCTGACGGTTGGCCTGCTGCAGGCGCGATTCAGGGACTGCATTCGGATCCTGCTGATTACCACCCCAACCGCCGCCGCTATGTGATGGTGCACCCCAGCCCCCGCGAGAAGAATCGTGAGGTTTACGGTCGTCTTTGTCTTTCATGGTGCGCTCGAGTGTGGCGATCGCTTCTGCTGGCGTTTTATCGGTGAACTCTTTATAGGTCAGACGGCTTCCCGGCTGGAAAACGTGTCGGACTTCGAATTTGTAGCTGTCACTACCATCTGTCTTGGTGGTGAGGATTTTTTGCAGGAACAAGCCGACACGTTTACCTTCCAGTGCTGGCAGACACCATTCAGGACCGCTTTGCCCCTGGCGCTGTTGCGCCTGAGCGTCTTTAACCTGCGCTGCCCACATGATGGCGGCGATCAAACCCATACCAAAAGTCTGTGTGCCGTCGCGACCGAGGAAGTTGATGCGCAGGAAGTTTGCTTTCTGGCCGTCAGCGTCGAGCGAAAGAACAAGTGCCTGCGACTGTGATCCATCCTTGCCGAACTCATACACAGCGGAGGTGATCACGCCTTCGTATGCGCCGGTTTCAGAAATGCCAGCGGAGGATCCTGCTTTGAGTGCTGCTTCTGCCGACTGCTGGTTCCAGGTAAAGCTGATTGGTTGGTTCATCGTTATCTCTCTTATAAGTCAGTGAATTCAGAAATTGCGTTGTCGAACGCCGCCAGGTCGTTATCCATGTCAGTCACTTCCGGACCGAACAGGTCTGGAGGACATTTCACGGTGTCGTTGTCGTCGCCCTTCAACAGGAAAAGGTGTTTGCCGTCGCGCTTGATAATGCGCAGAACGATAGGGAAGTAGCCTTCAGGAGTGAGCTTTTCGTTAAGCATCTTGCCGACGGTCTTCATCCTGATTTTTCCTTCGCTCTCTTCGGTGTGAGCGAGGAAGTAGACGCGGAAGTCATCAGGTAGCTGTGTGGCCGCTTCGATGATGCGCCAGGCGTGCTCCGCCATTTCGGTAAATTTGGTGTAGCCAGTCTCGTAGGCCCGGTCCATGTTCTCGTGCTGCATGACGGCCTGAAAATCATCGATAATCAGTATTTTTCGTCCACTCATCGCAGCGTTACGGATCACGTCAAGAAGATGCCGTCCATTGCGGATATCAACCACGTTCCCGCGCTGGATGGTGTTATCAGGCAGGCGTTTACCATGAAGTTTCCAACCCGTATTGCGGAACGGTAGGGCCTTACGAATACAACGGGCGAGAATAGCGTTTTCCGGGTTAACGTTGCGGATGCTGTACGTCTTGCCATACCCGGAGTCGGCAAGGATGAGAGTCATCACCGCCATGAATTACCCCTTAAGCCAGTGTTTAATGGTGAAGAGAATGTCTTCGTCGTCGCTGTTGCTGGACAACCAGCGGAGATAGCCAGGGTCGACCTTCGCAATCTCTTCGAACGTAAGGCCCTTGTGCTTGCCAAACCGGATCGCCTTAATCAGTGATGGGCTGTTTGAAATGGCGCGCATTTCGCCAAACGTCCATTTCGCCAGGCGGCCCATGTACAGAAGCAATTCAGCAGTGACGTAGCAGTCATACAGCGCGCGGTGCGCGTACAGACCTTCCGGCAGTTCAGGTTTCAGGCCAAGGCTGTAACGCAGATATTGGTTGCTGTGACTTGGGTGATCAGGAAGAAGAGCGCGGGCCAGCTTAGCGGTGCAGATCCAGGGGGCGTCGATTTGCGGCAGCTTAGATTTATCGAATTTCGCGTTGTGTGCGACGTAAGCCTGCGCGCCAAGGTAACGCCCGATAACCTCGCCAATCAGCGGGGCGTCAGCGACCATATCTTCAGTGATATGGTGGATAGCCATAGCCTCGAAGCTGATCGCTTCAGTGGGCTTCACAAAGTCGCTCATGGGATTGCAGATAACACCGTCGACAATATCAACGCTGGCAATCTCCAGCACACTACCTTCCAGGCTGGTAGTTTCGGTATCAATAACTCGCAACATGCTTAATCTCCGTAAGGTGGTCGTTAACTGCGTCAAATTCTGCGAGCTGGTGGGCCAGTGATTCGAGGTCTGCCGGCTGCAGGTCATACAGCAGGCAGAGCATGGCAACCATCAGCAACCCGGTCTGGTGAGTTACCATCGCGTTCTCCGTGATGTCTTGGCGCGGGATGGGTTCTGGCGGAAGAACTTCTCAGCGCAGCCTTTGTCGGTGCAGAAATGCTTTTGTGCCGTCGACATGTAGGTTGATACTGTCTGAGCAGTGCAATCGCTCTTATGACGCCGCGCGCCGCAGTAAGCACACATTACAGAGCTGAGGTGCTCGGTAGCTGAGTCGAGAATGATGCTTTCCGCAAAACTGCCTGGCACACCACGTGAATCGACATACTCGATCATGTTCTCGGTGCGCCCGGCGCTGTTGGTAAATGACCCGCGCCCGGTAAGTTTGATAATTTGCCCGCCGAGTTTTAGTCGGGATCCTTCTGGCAAACTTGCCAGACGTTCAGAGGTTAATCGCTCGTAAGGTTGCATAAAGACTCCTTAAAAAGTGCGTGCGAAGGCCGCCCGCGTAATGCCAGGCCGATCGGTTGAATCGGGGGGTTACTGCTGCGCGATGGATTTCGCCGGGAACTCGCCGTTGCGGAGGATGCTTTCTACCGGCCAGCATTCGGCTGTTACTTTTTGCTCTGTAGCTGCCTGGCTGCACTCCTGCGGGCTGTCATAAACCCCGAGAATCACATCCTGATAATCACCGTTGGTCATTGCCACGGTCAGGACGAGTGCGAATAAAGTTTCCATCAGTGAAGAGTCCTCCCGATGGCGACGGCGTAAAGGCGCTTTGCTTCTTCCCACGCCGGAGCATTGCGATGGAGTACCGCGAACGAAGCTAGCCGTTGGGCCTCTCTGATCTGCTGCTGGTTTACCATGATTTCCTCTTGGCCTTATCGCGGCGAACGGAACGGTTAATACAAGACTTCAACGCATTTATTCAGTGTTTCATTGGGCGGTGGATGGCCGCCGGTTGTCATAACTAAGCCGCCTCGGTGAAGCGACTGAGGTATGAAAAAAGCCGCTAGTTAGGCGGCCTTGATGGTTATGTCGTCTGAATCGAGTATTCCTGAAACGTCTACATGGGTTATTTTTATGCCCTCGCTGCCGTCCATTGGCGGCCATCCTTCAACCCCTTCACCTTTCGACCAGTCGAACGCACTCACAATGCCGTAAGTGTTGTAGTTTTGACTCAGTGCAATGAGCAGAGCCTCTTTGGCCAGCATGACCAGCACCGCATTCAAAACTGATCCCTGGCGCTCCAGTCGGTAATCGGCGTTCGACCAGAAATTGTTAATCTCATGCAGCTTTTCATCGGTCATTACGTCGTGGTCTATCTCAACCGTTAGCTCCGCCTTCCAGTCATAGTCGACTGTGTATTTTTTAACGTTCCCCATCGTCTTACCCTCTGTCGTTACCCGCTGATGCGGGAGAAATGCTTTGTGGTGCAGCGCCGGGTGCTTATCTTCCGGTTGCCGTCGATGCAGCTGCAATTCACTGCACTACAAAACATTCCAGTTATTGCCGGGGTATTTATCCGCGCCCGGCGCGCGCTTTCCCGCTATTCCCCAACAGCAAGAAATCGCTTACTCTTTAATCTCCCCAACAGTAGAAAGGATATATTCATGCAAACCATGCGGACCGTGTGCCCTGACTGTGGAAGTGAGATGTTCAACCAGCCCGATGATTTTGACTTTGAGACAAATTTCACCGGCGTCAGTTGTGCTGACTGTGGTCGCGAAATCACTAAGGACGATGTTGTCAATCAGGCCACGGACACGGTCAAAAAACAGATCGATGACATGCTCAGGAATTCCCTGAAAGGAACTGGCTGGAAGTTCAAGTAACTTTAAAAGCTCCCCGAACTGAGTGAGAACCTCACTGGCGTCTACGTTAAGCAGTAGTGGCGCCGTTTTTTTATCTGCCATACACACTCCTCTCTTTGTTTACCGTCAGCCCCTCGCAAAGAGCTGCTGGTAAAGCTTCCCCGATGTTCGGGAACTGAGCAGCAAACCATTCCGGTGCGGAGTCCTCTTCGTGTGCTATACCCGCCACGCGTTACACACCTGCCTCAATCCCATTGGGCGCCATTTCAATTTGCCAGGAGCGCTCCGGGTGATTTGCTGCTTGACTGAATTCTTAATGAGCAGGCGACTTGCTGTCCGCCGCTGGCTAACTTCGCTCAGCTGTCGATGTTTCGTTTCGATGGGGTAACAATACTAGCGGTATTAATATATAGCAATACCGCTAGTATTAATAAATCTTTGATTAATACTAAGAGTATGAATTTGATGTGATTTTATTTTTGTAAATACCAGTGCTACGCTTAAAAAAACAGCAGGAGGGATGTGCATGGTTCTGGATGAAGAGCGTATAAGCATGAAAATTCAGGCGATGGGGCGGGCGGTGATGGAATTGTCACTGGCTGATTTACCCATGACCCAGCAAAACATCATCGACAAGCTGGAACGGTACCGGAAGGAAACAGGAAACGTGACAGGGAAGGGAGTGAACAGGGATGCGGCGGAGATAGTGCGGAAAGGGCAATAAAAAAGCCCGCACGGGCGGGCAGGTAGTGTTGCGATAGTTATTGTTATCAGCTTCAGGCTGAATAGTTATCGGCAGAATGGCGGATAGCTTTATGGGTGGGCAATAAAAACCCGGCGCAGTGGCCGGGTTGCGACTTTATTTGAAGACTCTCTCAAGAGCGCTTTCATATTGTTCTTTTGTTTCGCACATGGATGCCATGCCGATAATTTTGCCAATGTGTCTACGTAGTGCTTTCACGCCCACATCAGAAAGGAACATATGGATTTTGTCACCTCTCTTACCGTTTTCCTCGCGATTTTCCTTGGCGATATCGAGAATCTTGCCTTCGCTCTTTGCTAATGTTTCGTAGATATGCCGCTCAGTAAACCAGCGGAAATTTCCTGGATGTCCGCCTTTTTCTGGTTTTTTCAGTTCGTATAGTCGGTACCATTCATAGTAAAGCTCATCAGGGAATTCTTTTTCCCAAGCACGAGCTTCTTCTCGAACGTACATTTTGAAAGCTTCGATTACCGCCTGCGCCGCAGGCTCATAACCAGAAACGGCATATGCAACGCCGCGAATACCAGATTTAGCAGAAGCATTCATAAGTCTTTGTGCGGCTTCTGCTGCTGCAATTCTATTAGCTGGCAAAACCCCTTTTTCTTTCGCCTTGACTAGGAGCTTTGCTATGTCTATTACTACACCGATGTCAAATCCATGCGCAATTGTCGAATTATTGGATCGCGCCTCTAATTGAAATTTAAGGGGTTTTTCTAATTTATCCTCTAAATCTGGATCGCGCATCTCGCTCATGAATGGAGCCGACATTAGTCTGTCTATATCGCGAGCAAGAGAGCCTATCTGGAGAAGTTGAGCTAATCCGGTCTTGGTTACAACTGGTGTTTTCAACTCATCGTTTAAAACATAACACTCGGCATCAATCCCAAACTGCTCTTTGAAATTTCCCATGTGAGTGGCTTTATAACCCCAGCGGGCAATAGCTCCGCTCTTGGCTTGATCACTTCTTTGTTTTGCAGTGAGGGATTTAGCTCTAGCAACCCCGCCTTTTGCTTTTCCAGTTGGTTCTTTTTTATTTTCTGACATTGTAAGCACTCTTGCTGTGAAATGTGCTTGCATCATAATCACTGTGTAACCATACAAGCAAGAAATATTTTTATTTTTATGCTTGCATTATTGCAGGCAAAAAAAAGGCCGCATCTCTGCGACCCCTCAAGCAACCATTCAAACCAGCCGCATCTTCGTCTCTACAGCAACACCGATAATTCGACAGTTACCATTCACCGCTACCAATGGCCACTGTGGATTTAAACCCTTCAGGTACTTCTGCGCACCGTCGATCACTAACTTCTTAAATGTTGCCTCGTTCGAATCGGATAGCTTTGCTATTACCAGACTGCCGTTGATTGCCTCGCGCCCAGTATCGAAGAGGACAAAGGTTCCTTCTGGGATGCTAAGACCCGCCGGTGCTGTCATTGAGTCACCATCAACCTGCAGCCAGAACGCCTCCCCCTGAATGTGAGCATCTGATTCAAGCCAAAGGTCGATATCTTTAAGGGTGTACGGCTCAACCGCTTCACACCAGGCGCCCGCCTGAACTTTGCTAATCACCGGATATTTTGAGCCAGGTGAATAATGCCCTGCGAAAGAAGTATTTTCCGACGCCACCGAGCTCATATCAGAGATATCCTTCGCAAGTGACGGGCTGAAATCAGAGACACTAATCCCAAGAAGCCTCGCAAAGACCGATGCTACCGCTGTATTTAAAGCGTTCCTTCCATTGAGATAATGGCCAACGGCACCCTGGGATATGTCCAGCGCGTCCGCAATGGATTGCTGAGTAATACCCAGTTCTTTTTTCTTCGCTTCGTAAAGGGCTTTTAAACGCTTTGAATCAGCCACTTGAGCGGGGGTGAGGATCTTTTTCTTTTCCATTATCAGATATTAATACCAAAGCTCATATTTTTAAAATACCGGCGGTATTGATTTATCTAATACTTGTGGTATTGTTTTTGTATTAACGGTAAGGAGCAACGCTAAACATGAAAATTTCACTCGCCGAGTATGTCGACGAAGTTGGCCAGGTAAAAGCAGCTGATGCCATTGGCGTCCATCAAACGGCAATTAGCAAAGCGATCAGGGTCGGCCGTCAGATTTTCATCAACAAGCTTCCTACTGGCGAGGTTAAGGCGGTCGAGTACCGCGAATTTCCTCACAGTAAGAAACAGGAACATCAGGAATAGCAAATGCATTCACTTGCGTATCAACACAATACCGGAATACACCCTGGAGCGATGATAAACCGCGCTCAACCTAAGGCGGCGCCGGACCACGAAAAGATCCGCGATGCGGTCCGGGCATGGTCGTCTGCGCTGGACAATCAGGACGTCGTTTCGGCGCTGATCATCAACGAGTACCGGGAGCAGGGCGGGACCGCCATCAGCTTCCCGGAAGACATCAGCCGGGCGCGCCAGAAACTCTTCCGCTTCCTGGATAACCGTTTCGACTCCGAACAGTACCGCGAGAACGTTCGCCAGCTGACACCCGCAATCATGGCGGTCCTGCCGGTTGAGTATCGCACTCGCCTGATCGGTGCCGATTGCAAAATGTCTCGCCTGGCTGAGGCCGAGAAAGAACTCGCAGAGGCTAAGCAGGCCGTCCTGCTGGACGCTCCAGAGCATCAGAAGCTGAAAGAGGTAAGCGAGGGTATTGCGTCGCTGTTCCGTCTCATGCCGGAGCAGGTAGGCCCACTCATGACGATGGTCACGTCGATGCTCGGCTTCATGTAACCGGAGAAAGCCATGAACCACATCGAATTTATCGAGAAGCATGTGCGCGATGAACTGATTAAACAGGGATTCACCGTAGCGGTGGCTCAGGGGGGGGCATTCCAGGCCGTCGATATGTACAAGCGTATGTCACAGGCCAGTCGCAAGGGGAGGATTTTCGATGACGTGTTACGACACGCGAAGCTTTGGGCGGAGAAGCAGCAGGTGCCGTCAGACAAGTTCGAAAAGAAGCGCGTTAAGCGTGTGCAGCAGCAGCCAGGTCTGCTCTGAAAAGGCGAAAGCCGCGCTGTTGGTAGCAGCAACGGCTTTCAAGACACTGTGTTACGCCAAGTAACGGGAGTAAGTATGTCAAACACCGCTGAAATAATCAATTTCCCAAATAAAACCGAACAACCGGGAGGTCGTATGGCCGACCTGTCGAACGGGTATACCAAGGTCGCTAACGAGATCCAACAGCTTAAGCCTCGCCTGAGACTGTCAGGCCGGGAATGGCAATGTTTTGAGGCGGTGATCTGGCTTACCTACGGCTGGAACAAGAAACAGGACCGCGTGACAAATACGGTTATTGCCGAGCTTACGGGCCTGAGCGATACGCATGTATCGGACGCGCTTAAGTCTCTCGCAGAACGCAAAATCATCTTTTCACAGAAGCAAGGCATGATGAAAATCGTCGGTGTAAACACTGACCTTTCAGCCTGGATTTTAGACAAATCGGATACGGGAAGAAAATTCCCGAAAACGGGAAAATCCTTCCCGAAATCAGGAATAACCTTCCCGAAAACGGTAGACACCCAATACAAGAACAAGAACAGTATTAAAAGATCTTCGTCCGAGAATTCTGACGAATCCTCTGACGCACGTCTGAAGAAATTTTTATCAGCTCATCCCGAAGCTGAGGTCTACACGCCATCCGGTGCGAAGTGGGGCTCTGCTGAAGACCTCAAAACCGCCCAATGGATATCTGCTAGGGTGAAACTGATTAACCCCACCTGCAAAGCCCCGGACATGACCTCCTGGTCTAACACCGTTCGCCTGATGCGCCAGATAGACAACCGGTCGCACCAGGACATCTGCGCGCTGTACGACTGGGCAAGCAAACACCACTTCTGGCAGACCAACATCCTGAGCCCGGAAAGCCTGCGTAAGCAGTGGGACAAGCTGACAATGCAGCGAAATGCTGGTGGCGAGCATCGCGCCGCTAAGCCGGATCTGGACTTCAACAACACTGACTGGGCTTATGGGGTGATTCGATGAAATCTCTTGCAGAGAAGATGCGTAACCACGACCGCGAGCAGATGAGCCGCATGGCTCATAACCTGCCAGAGCAGTATCAGGAACGCGCACCGGTCGAGCAGGTGGCTCAAGTGTTCAACGGGCTTTTCAACCAACTGCGTGCCGCGTTCCCGGCCAGCATGGCGAACTTCCGTACCCAGGACGACCTGAACGAATTCCGCCGTCAGTGGCTGCTGGCGTTTCAGGAGAACGGGATCCACACCATGGCCCAGGTCGATGCCGGTATGCGCGTTGCCCGCCGCCAGGAGCGCCCATTCCTGCCGTCGCCTGGCCAGTTCGTCGCCTGGTGCAAGCAGAGCGGCGGGATGCTGGGTATCACCGTTGACCAGGTGATCACCGAATACTGGGACTGGCGCAACCGTTCGTTCGAATTCACCTCCAGCGAGAAATTCCCCTGGACTCAGCCGGTCATGTACCACATCTGCGTCGAACTGCGTCATCGCAGCACAGAGCGCCAGTTGACGCATGGTGAGCTGGCTCGCGATGCGGGTGATCTGCTGGATATGTGGGAAAAGCGCGTCACCGAGGGTAAGCCAGTGCCACCGGTACGCCGGGCAATTGGAGCGCCTAAGGCCGATCGAGGCCCGACTCCCGCAGAGATGCTGCTGGCAAAGTACAATCGCAACAAGTCGAACGGGATGGTGTGAGATGGACAGCTTAAAACAACGCATCGTTGATTACGTGGCCGCTAACCAGCCTGTTAAGCGCGCTGACCTCATCGTGGTGATTGGCATCAGTGGTAAGGGGCTGGATCGGGAAATCGCTGCACTGCGCAGCCTGGGGATGATTTTCAGCATGGCTGGCTTCGGTTACTTCACCAGTGAGGCTGACTATCAGGAATGGCGAAAAGGCGCAGGCGCTCACCACCTCAAGAACCGGGCGATGAAAGGTGCATTCAGCAGTGCAGCAGCACGAAGAGTGAGTGATGAGAGTTATCCGGCGCGGATCGCATCTGTACTGAGTGATGGCAGCAAACTGGGAGCAACTCAAATTGCTGAGGCCATGGGTACCAGTTACCGGAGCATCTCCAGCGTTATCTCGGTGATGGTTAGCTCTGGCGAGCTGAAGTTTGAAGGCCCGAAAGGCCACCGTGTTTATTCGTTGGCGCAGGAAAAAAAGAAATCAGGCCGCCGTGCTGAGTCGGTGAACGTGATCTGCCAGGAGTGCCGCAACAGTCCGGCGATGAGAAGGGTATTGATGGTTTGGGGGAGGGTAGGGGTATGA